GGGTGCTGGCAGGTTGGCAATGGCACCGGGAACTGCGTAGCTGCCAGTCTTGCGGATCGACGGCAAAACCTCGCGGGTTACCCAGCGCTTGAAGCGCTTGGCGGCATCCTTGGTGCTACCGAGGATCAGGGCGTACAGGCCCGATTCATTGACGTGGTTCTGGCGCTGGCGACCGCCTGCCGTGAGGGTCTCCAATTTCTGGAGATCCTCTGCGTCGACGTGGGATTTGATCACCTGCGACGGATTACCCATCTCCAGGGCATCGCAGACATCAGTGGCGTTAAACCACGGCTGCCCCTGATCATCGACCTGGACGCGCACGGCGTGCGCTTCGAACTGGAAGGGAATGATTGAGCTCATGGCCGTTACTCCGAATCGAGGGAAAGGGTGAGGGTTGGCTTACCAGACTCCACCGTGCGGGCATCGGCAAACTGCTGCTGCAGGGTCGGCGGCCAGTTGGTGTAGCGGGACTCAGGCACAGCCAGCTTCACGTCGAGGTAGCTCTCGACGGCTTCTCCGGATGCGACGATGCGCTCGGCGATGGCCTTGAGCTTTTTCTGGTCCCAAGACACTTTTTTGGGTAGCTCGAACTTCACGTGCAAGCCGTCGGCCTTGAGGTGGGCGGTACCGAAATCACGCCCGGTATCGCGCAGGGCTTCGCGCCCCTGGACACCAAAGCGCTGCTCCAGGGCGCCGTCCACCTTGGTGCGCGCGCTCTTGAGCCAGGCGATAGCCTGATCGATGTTGGTGTCGACCTCGTAGAGTTGCTGGGTCGGCAGGCTGGCCAGTTGGGCAATCGACATCTCGGCGATGTCAGCGGGAAAGACAGTCAGATCAGTCATGGCCGACTCCTCACTGATATGCGCGAGCAAACGTGGAGAAGCGCGCCACCTGACGCTCGAACGCCTCGATGGCGGCAATCTGATAGCGCACGCGTGAACCAAGCTTGCAGAAGACGGGGCCTTGATGGTTTTGGCGCCAACGACGCAGGGTCTTGACAGAAAGCGTCCACCGGATGGCGAGCTCGTTTTCGTCGATCGCCAGACGTGTGGCGTTATCTGGCTGAGGACGTGGCCGGCTCTGGCCGGATTGAACAGATAGGTCTTGATTTCGCATTGCGGGACTCCGTTTGTTGAAGGAGTCCCTATTGAATTGCTCCACGCTTTGGGCTTGGGCGAGCTTTTTTTCGGTTTTTACGGGTGATCCGCGACACCTCATTCCGGACAAAATCCTGAATAACCTATTGATTTACATGAGGTTACGCCCGTCGTTTCGGTTATTGCGTTTTCGCTTATTTCGTTTACAATGGGCTCAACTTGAACTTTCACCAGACGAGGAGGCTCCGCATGAATGCTCCCGCCAACCAAAAATCACTGCCATCCGAAGAAGACATCGCACTCGCCCGAGAGTCCGGACGGGCGTTGTCGACCGTGCTACAAACCCGTGCCGAGGTTCAGCAGATCGATTTCCATGACGACAAGGGCGCTGTGCGCGCCGTGCGCATCCCGACGTCGGCGCTGCGCCTGTTGCTGGAAGTGCTGACCGAAATTGGCCAGGGCAACGCGGTCTCGATCATCCCGATCCATGCCGAACTGACGACGCAAGAGGCCGCCGACGTGCTCAACGTTTCGCGCCCCTTCCTAGTTCAACTGCTAGAGAAGGGTGACATGCCGTTCCACAAGATCGGCACTCACCGGCGCGTGCGCTATCAGGACGTCATCGCCTACAAGAAGCGGATCGACGCCGATCGTCGCAAGGCCCTGGACGATCTGGCCGCCCAAGCTCAGGAACTTGGCATGGGGTACTGACCGGATGAGTTCGCATTTCACCGTCATCTACGATGCCTGCGTGCTCTACCCGGCACCGCTACGCGACTTGCTCATGCATCTGGCGCTGTCCGATCTGTACCGGGCACGCTGGACCGACATGATTCACGTTGAGTGGACGCGCAATGTCCTGGCCAACCGCCCCGACTTGAGCCATGAACAGCTCAATCGCACATGCCAGCTGATGAATGCCCATGTGCGCGACAGCCTGGTCACGGGATTCGAGTACCTGATCCCATCCATCCAGTTGCGCGATGCTGACGATCGGCACGTCGTCGCGGCCGCCATTCACTCAGGTGCAAGCCTGATCGTGACCTTCAATTTGAACGACTTCCCGGCAGAGTCGCTCAAGCCCTACAACTTGGCGGCGCAACATCCGGATGATTTCATCGTCGACTTGCTTGACCTGCATCCCGCTGCCGTGCTGGAAGCCGCTGCCAACCATCGCCGGTCACTGAAGAACCCGCCCAAGACGGCGGAAGAATATCTGGACACCCTGCTCACGCAGGGACTGACTCAATCAGTGGCGGTCATGCGCCAATGGACTGTGGCCATGTAAACGGGCCTGGAGGAAACGAAATGGGCAAGAAGACCTTGACCAATGCGCATTGCCTGCTGGATTTGACGGAACTGGCCGAAGTCCCCAGCCTCAAGGCCTTCAGCGGCTTACAGGAATGCCAGGCACTTGCCCGCGGTTTCGACTGGTCGCAAGACGACGCCACGCTTGCTGCTGCACTGATCGAGCACATCAAGCATCTGCGCAAGGACCAGCGTGACCCGGCTGAACGTGAAGCCCTGCGGATCATGCGGATCGCTTCGCCGCGTGGCGCACAGATTCTGACCTCGGTCGCTGATCAACTCAACGACAACGAGCTGATCGCCAAGTTCTTGGCACAGGACGGTGGCGAGATCGGCCGCTCGGTCTGGATGCGCACCCATTCCGACGAAACGGCCCGACTGTTCGATGTCGCCGAGTCCATCCTGAACACAGGAGATATCCGTGGGAACAAGCGCCTCTACGATGCCTTCGAGGTGCCCGGCGACGATGCGCCACCTTTCATCTGGAATGACGGCGTCAAGAAAGAGCTCGAATCGCAGCTGACCCTGTCCATGCGACTGAACGAGTCCTGCGAGGTGGTGTACGTTCCGCTGGCCGACGAGAAAAAGAACGGCGACACGAAGGTTGTTCATTACCTGGTCGTGCGCTTTGCCGGCGATCAGGTAACCGCCGTACAAATGGTCAATCGCAACCGCAAGAGCTTCTGCTACTTCCCAGCGAGGGACGCTACGCTCGTTTACTCGCCGGAGCGCAAGGTGGTCGAGGTGTATGCCCATACGCTGTCAACGCGGGCTCCGCTGGCCAACGTGCTGTCCAAGCATGGCTTCAAAGCGCCCTTGTCCAGCCGACCGCTGAACCGTTCACGCTACGACCTGTCGCGATTCGCGCTGCCACTGAAGGATGTCAAACCCAAACTGGATGGTGCGAAAGTTGAGCGACTGTACCTGACAGAAGCCAAGGCGCTGATCGGACATGCGACAGACGCAGTGTCGCTGCATCTGGACAGCGGCGCGGAACTGCACGACGTAGTGGGCGAACGCTGGGGCAACCATCCATTCGCGCTGCCTGGTGCCATTCTGGGCGCGACCTTGGTCGCCGATATCGTGTTCGAGGGCGAGACGACCGAAACGTCACTGTCCATCGTCTTGGCAGAGCCGGGACGCTGCAGCCTTCAAGGTGAAAAAGACCGTCGCCTGCGCGAAGTTGGTTTGCAGCTGCTTGAAGCCCTGGGCGTGCTCAGGCCACTGCACCCTGGTTCCGGGACCGATGACCCCAAGCTGGTCATGCAAGTCGTCCGCCTGTTGGAATGCGCGGCAAGTTCTATGGATGGCTTCGCCCTGGCGCAACTCGGCATCGACATTGATCGACTCGAGGACGAAGGCATCCTCACCGAAGGAGATCGGATCACAAAACGCGTGGTCGATCTCGCGGATGGGGAGCGCTTCACGGTCGAGCTGAAACGGTCCACCGATGGCAGCCAGGTGAGCTATCACGATCCATTGACCGGCATGGATGTGGTGGTCCCAGCCAAACACGCCCGCCACTGGAAGGTTCACCTGAACTGGCTGCGCGAGGAGATCATCACGGCACTGGGCGCCGCGTTGCAAGGCGTGCGCAGCAAACCACAGGATGAAGAACCGCTTTTCTTGGGCGAAATCGATATCGACGGACATCAGACGGCCCTGTATTTCGCGTCACAGATGTCTGCCGAACGGAAGTACGCCCATGTCGACAGTTTTCTGCGGCTGCGGCCACGTCCATTCCCTGGCATCGTGCTGACGACGGCCGCCGTGCCGTTTCCGTTTGCCGGGACCAACGTGGTGATTCCCATTGAGGATGTGTTGTCGTCGGCTGGCGCGAAAGTGGCCATCGACGTTACCCAACTCAAGGTGGCGTACCGTCAAGGGCAACTGGCAGCCATGGGCGGCAGCGCCGTGAGTCTGAAGATGTCGCCCGACGGCTACGCCGCCGTGCTCTACATCCCTGGCAAGGCACCGTGGCGTGTCACCGGAAAAGCGAAAATCGTCGTGTTGCAGCGCTTGATTGAAGCCCACGCTGCCGGTACGCACGTGAACACCAAAAAGCTGATGGAAGATACAGGCTGCACTTCTCCAGGCAACCTTTTCTCCAAGAAGTCACACTGGCAGGACTATCTGATCAAGGTCGATGGCGCTCGGGCATGGCGATTGAACATTCCAACCCTGGATGTGGTCATCGATGACGATGATGACGCAATGCCCGTCGTCGAACTGGTGGAAAGTCTTTGATGGCGACAGCCGGCCACAAGTGGCAATTTGCGCCGCGCTTTCGCCACCATGCTTTTGGTTGGCGATCCGACACGCCCATTCAGCGGATCAAGGAGGCACTGACCGAGATCAAGCAGGTCGCACGCAAGGATCCCATTCTGGCGGCGGATGGTGCGGTCACCTTTCTGGAAAAGGTATCGCCGGCGCTGGAACAGGTCGACAGTTCCTCGGGCGCGCTTGGCTCCGCCGTCAACAAAGCCATCGAGACCCTAGTGCCGATCATCGCCAAGGCCGAGGTGGATTCGAAAGGTCGACAACGGTGGCTGCAACGCCTGTGGCAAGCGATGCAAGACGATGACATGCCCTACATCGAGGTGCTGGGTGACTACTGGGGCGAGTTGTGCGTGACGCCAGAATTGGCCTCGGCCTGGGCCGATGAGTTTCTGCCAGTCGTCGAGAGTGTGTGGAGCCCGACCGCATCGGGCCATGGCTATTTCAAGGGCACCAGTGCTTGCCTGGCGTCCCTGTATGCCGCCGGTCGAAACGATCAGCTGCTGGCACTGATCGACAAAGCGCCCTTCAAGTGGTGGCATGACCGCCGCTGGGGCGTCAAAGCGCTTGTTGCCATGGGCAAGAAGGCTGAAGCGATTCGCTACGCAGAGAATTCTCGTGGCCTGAATGATCCAGGCTGGCAAATCGCCCAGGCCTGCGAAGCCATTCTGTTGTCGTCGGGCATGGCCGATGACGCCTACCGCCGTTACGCACTCGAGGCGAACCAGGGCACCACAAACCTCGCCACGTTTCGATCCATCGCCAAGAAATATCCTGGTATGGCCCCCGAGCAGATTCTGCGCGACTTGATCAAATTCAGCCCCGGCATTGAGGGCAAGTGGTTCGCGGCAGCCAAAGATGCGGGGCTATTCGACCTGGCCATCGAATTGGCGAAAACCAGTCCGACCGATCCCCGCACCTTGACCCGCGCCGCGCGCGATTTTGCGGAAAGGCAGCCGATGTTTGCGTTGGAGGCGGCGCTCGCGGCATTGCGCTGGATCGCCGCTGGCCATGGCTATGAGATCACCGGACTGGACGTGCTCGATGCGCACGACGCCCTGATCAATGCGGCTGCAAAGGCGGGTGTGAATGCAACGCAGGTGAGCACGTTGCTGAACCCCCTTCTTGAAAACCGCCCGGCCAGTGGCGACTTCATCCGCAAGACCCTCGCTCACCGCCTGTAAGGGGTGGCCATCGGCACATAAAACGCCCTACGTTACCCTACGTTGCCATCCGCTTCGGAAAAATTGGCGGACCATAAAGACGGTTGCAATTCTTCGGAGCCGTCATGCAAATCATCAAACTTCAATCACCGGCAGAGATGTCCCCTGGTGCCAGGGCCAGTGAAATCTGCACCATCCTCGCGAACGCGATCACACGCAGTTATGTGGCTATTGAGCCAAACAAGAGCCCGGTCGACCTTGGCTTTCTGCCCGGCCAGCGCGTTCATACAACCCCGTCTCAACAAGAGGAGTTGTCATGAACGACACATCATCATCCGTGGCCAAGCAAGTGGCCTCACTGCCCTCGATCCCGCTGCCAGACCTGTGGGCGCTCTGGGATCGCTACTTCAAGGCTCGCCCGGAAAAGACCAACCGCGTCTACCTGGAATCCAGGATCGCCTACAAACTGCAGGAGGAGGCTTTTGGGGGACTCGATCCCGACACGCGCCGTCGCCTGACGAACATCGGTGCCCGGCAGTCAAAGATCAAAACCCGTCGCAAGGGGCCTGAAATCACACTGGCACCCGGCACGGTCCTGATTCGGGAATGGGCCGAGCGTGACCACTATGTGAAGGTGACCGCCGAGGGGACTTTCGAATACGAAGGCAAATACTTCAAGAGCCTGTCGGCGGTGGCGCGCCACATTTCTGGCAGCTCTTGGTCAGGCCCACTGTTTTTTGGCCTGCGCCGTCCTGCGGAGGGAGTGCTGTGAACGACACCCCGACCAAAAAAGCGCGCCAGCGCTGCGCAGTGTATTGCCGCGTCTCCACCGACGAGCGGCTGGATCAGGAGTTCAACTCCATCGATGCGCAGCGGGAAGCCGGCCATGCGTACATCGCCAGCCAGCGCGCTGAAGGTTGGATTCCCGTGGCCGACGATTACGACGATCCTGGATTCTCTGGTGGCAATACCGAACGCCCAGGGCTGAAACGCCTGATGGCCGATATCGAGCGCGGCCTGATTGACATCGTGGTGGTCTACAAGATCGATCGCCTGACACGCAGCCTGGCCGACTTCTCCAAAATGGTCGAGGTGTTCGAACGCAAAAAGGTGAGCTTTGTCTCCGTCACCCAGCAGTTCAACACCACGACCTCGATGGGCAGGCTGATGCTCAACGTGCTGCTGTCGTTTGCCCAGTTTGAACGCGAGGTGACCGGCGAGCGCATCCGGGACAAGATCGCCGCCAGCAAACGCAAAGGCATGTGGATGGGCGGTGTGCCGCCGCTGGGCTACGACGTGGTGAACCGGCAACTCATCGTCAATGACGCGGAAGCCGCCATCGTCCAACGAATTTTCAAGGAAATGCTGACCAACGGGTCGACGACACAAATCGCAGCCGGCCTGACGGCCGAAGGATTCACCACCAAGTCATGGGTGACACGCAGTGGCCAAATGCACAGCGGCACGCGCATTGACAAGAAATATCTCTACAAGCTGCTGCGCAACAGGCTTTATCTGGGTGAAATTTCGCACAAGGGCAGCTGGCATCCCGGTCTGCACACCGCCATCATTGACCACGGCTTGTGGGGACAGGTCCACGAAATCTTGGCCAGCGATGGACACACGCGCTCGGTGGAGACGAAAGTGCGCTCGCGCACAGATGCCCTGCTGCGTGGCTTGCTATACGCCCCTACCGGGGATCGGATGTACCCTACCTACTCCAACAAGAAGGGGCGCAAGTACCGCTACTACTTCTCGAAGGCTGAGGCCAGGTTCGGTGCTGA